GCAGCCCGCGCCGGAACCGGCTCCAGCCCCCGCTCCGGCAGAGGGCGGTGCCACCTGATACACGCCAACCAAAACCCGCGATAACCGCAGCCGCTCCTCACCGAGCGGCTTTTTCTTTGCCGCAAGCCCGAGGAGTAAGCCGTGGCTCTCACTAACGACGCACAGTTCGGTCAAATCGGCAGCGCCGCTGCCAACAAAACCCACACCCTCTCGACATACACCGTGGCAACCCTGCCGGCCGCAGCAGCCCACCGCAACCGGCTCATCGTCGTCTCAAACGGCAATGCCGGTGCCCCATGCCTCGCGTGGTCCAACGGGACGAGTTGGCTGCGCATCGTCCCAGGCGCTGCAGTCGCCACAAGCTAATCACTGGCCACGCATTTTAATGCTTGGGGAGATGTCGGAGGTTTGATATAATTTCTGGGTTAAATCGGACCGAAGCGGTGACGCAAACCACCGCTTCGGTCCTAACCATGAACCTGATAGGAGCAGGATCAAATGGCTCGGAAAAAAGTACAGCCATGCCGTCATTGCGGCAAGCCCGTCGATTTCCCCGAACCTCGCCCCGGAGCACAGCGGGCATCGCGACCGAAATTTTGTTCCCCCCGCTGTCGTCTGTATAGCAAGGTGGATAAGACTCCCGGCCACGGTCCCAATGGAGAGTGTTGGGTCTACACCGGAGCCAAACACAAGTTTGGGTACGGTATGATCAACGTGTCCGAAAGCAAGGCCAGCAAGGTTACTACAGCGCACGATTATGCTTGGGAGGTCGAGAACGGCCCGGTTCCAGATGGCTTCTCCGTCCTTCACAAATGCGACCACGCTCCATGCTGTCGAGGAGACCATCTCTTTCTTGGCACGCATCGAGACAACATGGACGATATGGTCTCGAAGGGCCGTAACGTTTTTGGTACGAAAAGCGCTTTTGCAAAACTGACTGAGGAAGACGTTCAAAACATCTTGGACGACCATCGGTCGAACAGGCAAATCGCCAAAGACTATGATGTGTCAAGGCAGTTAATTGATGGCATCAAGGCTGGCCGGAGATGGACTCACGTCGCCTGAAGTAACTGTTAAACGTCATCGACAGAAACCCCGCTTCGGCGGGGTTTTTTGTTGCCCAAATCCGACCCCAACCGTGATGAGGTAATAGAATGGTTTCCGCAGCTTTCAACGCACAGGGCACAACTATTGCTCGTGAAAGCGACACAACGCCAGGCACTTTTATAACTATTGCGGAAATCCGCTCTTTTAGTGGACCCGGCGGTACCGCTGCAATAATCGACGCGACTACACTCGGAAGTGCTGGTAAAGAGAAAGTAATGGGCCTCAAGGACGAGGGCCAAATTTCGCTCGAACTGAATTTCGTTCCAAGTGATACAGGTCAGCAAGCCTTACTTGCTGACCGAACGGCGCAGGTTAGGCGACAGTTCAAGATCACATTCTCTAATACTGCCGTTACGGCAAACAGAGCGACTGCGACGTTCTTTGCTTTCGTTACGGGCTTTACTGTTGCTGGTGGCGTCGATGCTCTTACAACTGCAACAGTTACACTTGAGATAACTGACGCCGTCCTATGGGACATGGACGGAGGTGGTACCTAATAGGTGGCGCATGCCACTTTATAGCACCCACCCCATTCCGCACTGGTCTGCCTTCCACCCTGTACGTATAAATCCCTACTCTTTTTTGCCAACATCGGACAGACAGGCAGACCAGTTTCATGTATAACCAACCCCGCAACCAGCAACCCCAGGAGGGGCATAACCAAGGCATCGGAAGGCACCGGCAGATGACCCCGTTTCAATTCAGCTTCTTTGCGATGCTCGGCTTGTGCATCCTCGGAGAGGTTGCCTCGCACGAAGACGTGCAGCACTGGGCACGGACCGGAGCCTTCATGTTCATGGTGACGACGATCTTCTTCATCGGCACGGATACGTACCGGATGTGGAAGATTGAGCAAACCCGCCGACCTTCCCGGAAAAGCCGCTCCTGATGTCTGGCTCCGACGGTATCTACATCTGCCCAATTTGCCGAAAGCAGTATTACGGCGACTTGGGCGGCAGGTTCGTTTGCAGTGGCGTGCGGGATGTCCAGCACCCGCCGGTCGTAGTTGAGCAAACCCATAACCGGGTTGCCTCCGACAGTTTCTCCCCCGTCAGGCTCTGGTCTTAAAGGGATTATGCGATGATTGACAGAATGATGCAGTTTTTTGGATATGCTCACCTCCCCGAGCATCTCCAGAGCAAGAGCAAGCCGTTCCACGATCTTGCGCAACACATTGTCGATACGGTTCCTTCCAATCCGGAAAGAACTGCTGGACTCCGTAAGTTGCTTGAAGCAAAGGACTGTATCGTCCGTGCTCAGATTTACCAAGAACCTCAGGCCTAAGCCAAATCCATGGCGCTGTTTGCCAAGGGCCAGCGCGTCACGGTCACCAACTGCCATCCCTCCGGCTTTGGCACCATCCACGACGTCTACGGCGGGCCTGTAGACGTCCAGTATCGCGTCCTGATGGATCAGGTGGGAGATGACGGCATCAAGACCATGGCGATGACCAGGGACGCCGATATGGCCGCTGCGCCGCCGATAGAGCCTTACGTGGTTGGACAGCGGGTGACCTACCGGGCGAGGGGAGCCGTTATCACCGACGTCGAGGAAAGCGGTGACCCTACCGACCCCCGCAACGACCGTGTCTTCGTCCTGTGCGACCGTGACCCACCGGAACTGTGGAGCGGTGTCGAGCACGAAACCATTATCATCCTGCCTGCCTGGCAACTCTTCGCCTATACGAAGTAGCGAGATAGGTGCAGCGAATGCCGTCCTTCTTTTCACGATTGATGTCGGGAACCAGCCTGCGGCGCGAGGATGATGCAATGGGCGCAAAACAGTGGATTGCGGAACTGGAATATCCCGAACTGTGGGAAGCGGTTGACGAGGCTCTCGTCAAGACTGCCTGCGAATTCCCCGTCGCCTGCCCCCTGGCAGAGCGCTGGGTGGCCCTGCCCAAGCGGGTGAGAGCAAAACTCCACGGTCATCTGCGCGCTGCCATGCTGCGCCGGATGGCCTCGCTATGACACCTCTTTACCTCCAATCCGGGCTTCGTATGCAAAACCCTACCGCCGGACTTGTCCAATTTACCTTGGATGGCAAACCCCGAACCCTGCGCTATGACTGGAATGGCATCGCTGAACTTACCGATGCCTTTCCTGAAGGCTATAACCTCATGGATCCCAAGCAACTGGCACGTATTCTGGCTATCGGATTGCGTCACGAAATGCCGGATGTAACTCCTGAGGTCGTCATGAGCATGTCACCTCCCATCATCTCCACAATGGAGGCGGTAGGGGCTGCTATCAACTGCGCGTACTTTGGAGAATCCAAGGCTCCGGAGGTTTCGGAGGATAAGGAAAACCCTCAGAAGAAGGCGGCCAAGCGGGCATAAGAAAAGCTCTTAAGGTCGCCTTCAAGGTGGGAATATTCCCCGAGAAGTTCTGGCGCATGACGCCCTTCGAGTTGAGGCTTTGCCTTGAAGCAAGGAACGAGGATCTCGTTGACGACCGTGCCAGGGATCTCTGGAAAGCATGGCACACCGCCTATCTTGGCCGGGTTGACAAATTTCCGCATCTCAGCGAATTGATGCCCAAAATCCTCCAACACAAGCCGGGAGGAGAAAACAACGCCGTCAACGGGGCGTCATCCAAGTCGGATGTCGGCGTCGAATTGATGAATGCCCTGCTGCAGTTGCCCGCAGCGCCCCCCCGACCGAAGAAAAAAGTTCTCGACGCATCCGACCCGTCCGCCGCTGAAAGTTCCGCTTGATGGCTGAAAATGAAGCATATCTTCAAATAGGCATTGATGGCAGCAATGCCATTTCTGCAGCGGAACGCATTGAGCAATCTCTTAAGCGTCTAGCCGATAACGCCGACAAGGCGCTGGCCTCTCTCAAGGCTCTCGACAATTTCCGAGGAAAGTCAGGTGGGGTATCGACAGGAACAGCCCGCCCGACTTCAGGGACGGCAACTAACCCGACTGTCGGAGCCAGCAGCAGGGCAGACACCCAGAGTGCCGCCGCATCTCAGCGCCTTGCATCGGCTCTCGCGGAAGCCACACGGTCTTCTCAAGCATTTGCCCGCGCAGCAGCGCGGGTCACTGATGCGGCATCGAACGCTGCGGCTGCATTGCGGTCGATTCGGACTCCGCCGGCAGCAACAACCGCTCGTTCCGTCCCTTCTCCCACTTCCGTTCCTGCTGCTTCAGTTGCGCCCCCCCCTGCTTCCTCCAGGCAATCTGCCGCTCCGGTTGCTGTCCAAGTTCCCTCAGTTGATGTTGATCCGATTCAGCGCGGTGTCGTGCAGATCCAGGAAGCATTGCTGGCCGCGACACGGTCGATGTCCAACTACGCCCGCTCGGTCGGCAGTGCGGCCGATGCAGCAGGGCGTGCCGCCGCTGTATTCAACGCAGTTCGTGTGCCGACTGCGGTCCCACCATCGGCAAGCCCGCCGATAACTGCCACAGCCCCGCCTTCCCGGCCTTCTGTCCCGTCACCAACTGCCCCGTCGCCTCGCGCGCCATCTCCGAGTTCGCCTCTGCGGGCAACGGTTATCGATACAGGACCAGTCCAAGGCGCAGTAACCCAAATTCAGGCCGCGCTGCTGGCGGCGACACGTTCCATCTCCAACTACGCCCGTTCGGTTGCCAGCGCCGCCGAAGCCGCTGCTCGCGCTGGTGCGGCGTTCAGGTCCGTCAGTGCTTCGGCAGGTGGATCAGCCACCTTTACGACCACAGGTACTGCCAGCGGGTCAGCTACCGTGTCGACGGCGGCTTCTGCTGCGTCATCGACTCCGGTTTCCGATACCGGAGACGTTTTTCGCGGAGCCGACCGGCTTGGGCAGGCCCTTTCCGTTGCTGCCCGGTCGGTAGAATCCTGCTCAAGAATTATCGGTCAACTTTCCGATGCGGCAGCGCGTACTTCTGCAGCATTGCGGTCGATCCGAGTGCCGTCCGGTGGTGGCGGAATGGCCGGGGTCGGCACGCCGGGAACAGCACCGGCCAGTGCTCCTGCTGGTCCATCTTCAGGCGGCTCTGTGATCCCGCCTACTCTGCAGGCTCTGACTGTCGCTCTTGGTCAGGCAGCGGCTACAGTTGGCACTGCGGGGCAGGTTCTTGGCCAGACCATGCAAGCGGCAGGCGTTGCAACCGCAGCGTTTACGCAATCTGCGCAGCGTGCCGCCGCTGTTCTTCAGACAACGACAGGACGACCTGTTCCAGCGGCGGCGGCTGGGGGCGGTGGCCGCGGTGGCGGAATTTTTGGCGGAGCCACCATTGGTGCTGCGGCTGGAGGGGTTGGAGGGTTTGGAGGGGCTGCCAATGCCGCTCAGAACATCGCGAGACAAAGCCAAGCGGCGGCTGCAGCAGCGCAACGTTCAAGCTCCACCATTAGTAGTGCATTTGAGAAGATGCACAATAGTATCTCCGGCGTCACCGAACGTGTGATGAGTTTACGGACAGCGTTCATTGCGCTCGGAGCAGGCGTGGCGCTTCGGTCCTTGGCAGAAACCGGGATGCAGTTCGAGAGCCTGACAAAAGCGATGAACGTTGTCACTGGAGACTCCGCTGTCGCTAAGCAGGAGATGGCGCGACTGCGAGAAGAAACGGACCGTCTGGGATTGGTAACATCGTCTGTTGCTGACGATTATCTCCGGTTCCTTGCGTCGATAAAGGGAAGTTCAATTGATGCCAATGCTGCGAAGGATGCTTTCTTCGGCGTGGCTCAGGCCATGTCTTTGCTTGGGAAGGGCGAGGAGCAAACAAATCGCGCTCTTAAGGCGATAGAGCAGATAGCCAGCAAAGGGCAGGTTTACGCCGAAGAACTCAAACAACAATTGGGCGACCAGCTTCCAGGAGCAATCAATACAGCCGCTACAGCAATGGGGTATACTGTCGAAAGAATGTTTCAGGAGATGGAAAAGGGGACCGTCTCCGCTGAAGAATTTTTTGCCGTATTTAACAAGGAACTCCAGATTCGTTTTCCGGTAGACCGTATGGACTCCGCTCGGGCATCGGTGAACCGGCTTACCAACGCCTGGGTGGATTTCCAGAATTTGATGGCGAATTCCGGGTTTCTTGACTCTTGGGCAGATGCTGCCGATCGTTTGGCCGAGAAGATGAACAGCATTGAGGGACGGGTTCTGGCTCAGGAAATCGGTGAGGTCCTGGGTAAGGCTATTCGCGCAACTGCCGACGCGATGATATGGCTTGCTGACAATGCCGACAAAGTCAAAATAGCGCTGCTCTCTATCATCGGCATACAGATAGTCGGTTTCCTCACTGGAGTCGCCGGGGCTGCTCTGAAAACAGCCGGAGCTTTTAAAGTCCTATGGGCTGCCGCTGGCATGAGTGGGCTGGGAAGAATCGCCAGAGGCGTTGGTGCCGTTGCCGGCGCTCTCGGCCTCGGTGCAGCGGCAGCAGGGCTCTTTGGTGATGAAACAGGAGACGTTTCTTCTCAAATCCAGGGCGCTGAGAACGCCATTGATTCGTATTATGAGAAACTGAAATCCGGCAAGAGCGCCACTGACGATATGACTGAGGCTCAGCGCGACCTTGCTATAGAGATGACGAAAACCGCTATCGCCGCTGAACAGTCAAAACTTGACAAGATGCAAGGGGAACGCAAGCAACTCCTTGATATGGTCGCTCCCGAAAGACCCCCCGAGTGGAAAGAGGAAGCACTTGGGCATACTCTCAATCTCGATAAGCCGGAATTCAGCGGCAATGAAATTGCCATGGAGTTTAACCGTATTGGCGAAGAAGCCGACAAGGTTGCCGGAAATGTCGAAAAACTTAGCGAGAAACTCAAGTTCCTTGAAGACGACGCGGCTATTGCTGCGCGCCAGAAACCCAAGCAACCAGAGCAGAGAAAAGATCTCCTGCCACCTCTTCCTAAAGGAGGAAGCCGTGGTGGCGGCGGAGCCGGGAGCGGGAAGCGTTCGACTGAAAGTTATTTCGAGGAGCAGAAGGCGGAACTGGACGCTCAGATTCAGGCGGAGCAGTCCATTACTGCTGCCTATGGTCAAGGTGCTGAGGCTGTCGAGAAGCAACGGCGGGAACTTGAGATCCTGCGCAAAGTCCAGAAACTGAAGTTCGAGTTCAATCCGAAACAGGTAGCCGAACTGGAACAGCGCATTCGTGCTCTTGCCGACGCTACCGACCAAACGGCCTTCAAGGGCAGCGGCGCTGCTATCGATGAGGAAACACAGAAAATTCAGCGCCTTGCCGAAGCGCGAGCTGAAAGCGGGCAAGCCCTCTCGCAGCAGGAAGCGCAGGAACAGGCTCGGTCCGAAGCCGCATCGAAAGGGATCCTTCATGTCGCCGGAGCCGTCGAGACGCTGACTGCAAAGTATATGGAGCAGGCACGGGCACGAGACGAAGCCTCGAACGTCGAGGCCGCCGAGGGGTATGAGAACGAAGTCCAGGCCATCGAAAGAATGATCGGGGCCATGGACCTGGAGGGCATTGCCCGAACACGAAGAATCGCGGAACTTCAGGAAGAAGCCCGCATGATTCAAGAAAACATCGACCTTAACTCGGCATCCGCTCGGGCGCGTATCGAGGCGGCCGGTGCGGTAGCCGTGGCCGACATGAGCGCCGGGGTCAGACGAGAGTCGGAGGAGTTGAAGAACCAGATTACCACGACCGCCGAATTGAGCGGGGCGATGGCGGTCTATGGCGAGCAGCGCATACGCGAAATGGCTGAGATAGAAATGCGCAACAATCTGCTGGCCCGTGGCGCTGATATGACCGATGCCAATACCGAAGCAACGATTCGTTTTGCTGGAGAATCCGCTGTTCTGACCAACCGTTTGGAACGGCAAAACGATGCGCTGGACCAACTTGCAAACAGCGGCCTCACCTTTAACGAGCAGATGAGAAGCATATCGGCTGACGGACTCGGCCATATGGAGGATGCGCTCGTTGACATAATCACGGGGACTAAGTCAGTCCGCGAGGCATTTGCCGATATGGCGCGCAGCATTGCCGCCGATCTCGCCCGCATGGCGGTTCGTCAAGCCATTACCATCCCGATAGCCATGGCGATGAACAGCATGTTCATGGGTCCTGCGGCGATGGCCGGCGGCGGAATGGGAATGGCTGCGACTGGAATGCCGATGCCCCTGTACCATACCGGCGGCATTGTCGGCAAGGAAACGCCGATGGTCAGGACGGTGGACCCCGGCATTTTCGCGGCTGCACCGCGCTTCCACGCGGGAACCCCGGACAAACTGCCGAAACTCGCCAGCAATGAAATGCCTGCCGTTCTCAAGAAGGATGAAGGCGTCTTCACCCCGGCCCAAATGCAAGCTCTCGGTCCGGCCGGAGGGAACCAGACCGTTGTGGTTTCACCCACCATCAACGTCAACCAGCCGGCCGGGGCAACGGAGGAACAGGGGCAGCGGTTCGGCAAGGGCATCATGCGCGAACTTCAGGGCCTCGTTGACGACCGTATCAGCCGCGCATTCAAACCGGGCGGCATCCGCAATCAGACCGGCATGGCGGGTTAACCTGTGGCACAGACATTCAACGTCGGCATCTCCTACGGGGTGGCGCAGCGGCGCGAGCCCCGCATCACAACCATCAAATTCGACGAGGGCGGCTACGAGCTTCGCATGCGCCGCGGGCTGAATTCCGATTTGCAGATGTGGGAGGTTCCGCTCAACGCTGTCCCCATCGCGCTGGCCAACGACATCGAGAACTTCATGGCGGGCCATGGCGGCGTCGACTGGTTCTGGTGGACGCCGCCAAGACAGACAGCCCCCAGAAAATTTGTTTGCAAGCGCTGGAGCCGCGAGCCTCTTAGTGGCTCGAAAACCCACGACCGGATGCAGCTTTCCTTCGAGGAAGTGGTGGACCTTTCCTGATGCCTCCCAATCATCTCGTTCCCTACGGTCGGTCCCAGCAATCCACGCCGGGAACCCTGATCAACCTGTTCGACATCAATCTCAGTGATACCGGTGTCAGCGCCGTCTACCACTTCACACCCGGTATTCTCGGAAGCCGCAAGCCGCGCTGGCAGGGTATCGACT